ATGCTAGTAATCTTTTTTATGGAAACAAAATTGATCCCGGTTCTTATGTTTTAACTGACTCAAGCGTAACTGGCTCGGGAGGTCGGGTACGAATTACATTAAAAGATAACAAGCGTGGTAGCCTATATCGGGCCGACTGTACAGGGAGCCATCCAGTGTGGTCATCTGCTGGCACGCTATTATATGATGAGGGCCTAGCAGTTGTAAAGACTCCCACAATCCCATATTTTGGAACCGATCAATTTGATATTAGAATGGCCGGCCAACAGCACATCTACGTCCTTCAGATGAATATCCCTGCGGACGCAAACTCTTTAAACAGGTCTGAAAATCCAACGTATAAAGACCTGAACCCATCAGATCTTGATGCAGACTTAAATTCATCATTCGCATATGTTACAAATGTAAACTTACTCGATGAAAATCTTAATGTTATATGTAAATCGAACTTCGCTCAAGCTATAGTAAAAAGAGAGGATGATCGATTTATGGTTCGAGTGCGTTTAGATTTTTGATGAAAGTAATTTTGGGATTAGACGTTTCTACGTCTTGTATCGGATGGTGCTTGCTGCAAACTTCTGATGGGTCTCTGGTGGATGCAGGGTATATTCCATTAAAAGACCTAAGGTGCATGTTCAGCAAGGCACAGAGGGCGCATGAGACACTCATGACGCTGGTTGACAAGTACGGCATAGAAGCTATAGCGATCGAGGAAAACCTACAAGCATTTAGACCCGGCTTTTCAAGTGCAAAGACCCTGATTACTCTTGCCAGATTTAATGGTATAGTAAGCTGGTTGTCGTATAAATGTACGAATCTACAACCAGACTTTATAAATGTGAATCACGCGCGAAAATCGGTAGGCTTAAAAATAGATAGAAAATCTTCGCTTTCTACGAAAGAGCAAGTATTTGAGTGGGCTCAGAAGAATATGGATGATTTTTCATGGCCCACCAAGACGCTTAAGTCTGGTCCAAGAAAGGGTCATGTAATCTTCGATGACTGTTGTTATGATATATCTGATGCTTTTGTAATCGCAAGAGCATATGTGAATGATGAGCGATGATTTAGATATTAAAAAGCGCGTTATGCTAGTTCAGCGAGCGTTTGGGTCTGTGCTTTTTGATAGAGACGGTGTGAATGTTGCAATTGGATGTGTCAACAAAGACTGTTCTTCTTTTGGAAAGCCAGCGAAAAAGAAACTAACGTTGCGAGTTGACAATGAGTTTTACCACTGTTGGGTTTGCGGCCTCCGGGGGAAAGGGTTAGCTTATTTCTTTCGAAAGTATAAGCCTAATTTTTCATCGCATGCCGCTGCCATATTTGAAAAGAAGATTGATGAAATCAAGGAAGAAATTCAGCTTATTCAACTTCCTGAGGAGTTTACGCTATTGGCTCAACTAGGGAAGAACGCTGATCCAGATCTTCGAGCATGCAGAAGCTATCTTTACAATCGTGGATTGACACAAAAAGATTTATGGTATTTCAAGATTGGGGCTGTAACCGGCGGTCGATATCGTCGTAGGGTGATTATCCCATCTTTTGATGGTGAGGGGGTGCTGAATTATTACACTGCTAGAGCTATCGATGGTGAAGTGAACAGGAAGTATCTAAATCCAAAAGTACGACGAGCTGACGTGATATTTAACGATATTAATATTGATTGGTCACAAGAGCTCACGTTAGTCGAAGGTCCATTTGACTTAATTAAATCGAATGAAAACACGACTTGCTTGTTGGGTAGCACGTTGAGTCCCCAACATGAATTATTCAAAAAGATAGTGAAAAACAAGACCCCAGTAATTCTTGCTCTTGATCCTGATGCGATTAAGAAGACACATGAAATTGCTGCAACTCTTGCTAGGTTTGATATTTGCGTAAAAATATTGAAGTTTGATAATTTTTCTGATGTGGGTGAGATGCCGAGAGGACATCTCTCGCAGTTACTACCTCATGCAGAAGAATGGAGTGAGATGGCAAGACTGCGATCGCTTATTGGAACGATTCGGTCAGGGTCTTTAATCTAGGGGTGTTATGTTTCGGTGCGCGCATTTTGCTGATGTCCACTTTCGTGGGCTGACAAGACATAAAGAATACAGAGATGTATTTTCAAGATCGTTTGTAGAATTACGAAAGCTACGTCCAGATGCGATCTTTATTGGTGGCGATATTGTCCACTCAAAGACGCAGGGGATCAGTCCTGAATTAATTCATATTTTGACTTGGTGGTTTAATTCGTTAGCCGAGATTGCTCCTGTTCATGTTATTTTGGGGAACCATGACGGATTGATGTTGAATGAAGATAGGCTTGACGCTATTACGCCTATTTTAGAAGCATTAGATAATCCAGACATACATCTCTTCAAAGAATCCGGTACATATGATACCGGGGTTGCTGGCTATAAGTGGAATGTATTCAGCTGTTTTGACATAAGGGGGTGGGATGATGTTGAGCCAGATCCATCTTGTATCAATATCGCAACATTCCACGGTCCTGTGAACGGGTCTTTGACCGATCAAGATTGGGAGATTAATGGGGATAGCGTGTCAGTTGATTTTTTCAATAAATTCGATTTTGCTTTTCTCGGTGACATCCACAAGAGGCAATATTTGACACCAAAAATTGCATATCCTGGTTCAACAATCCAGCAGAATTATGGTGAGACGGTAGAAAAGGGTTTTTTGTTCTGGGAGATTAGGGATAAAGATGATTTTGATTCAAAGTTTATTCCGCTTAAGAATGAGAAGGCTTTTCGAACGTACCGGTGGAAAGGCACAGTCATAGATACGCTAGATCAAATTCCAGAATACGCTTCTGGTGCTAGATTTAGAATTGCGCATGAAGGATTAAACCAAGTTGACTTTAAGCAGCTACAAACAGAGTTACGAGAAACATTTTCTGCTGAAGAAGTTGTCTCAAAGGATGAATCAAAGGCATTCACTGGGTCAGATGTTGTAATTTCAACCTCTGTAGGTGAAATAAGCAGAACTGATCTACGAAGTTTCAAATATCAAGATCGGCTTATGACTGACTTTGTATCACGAAATACACTTTCTTCCGACCAACGCGATTCTCTCCGTGCATTGCACAAAGATATTTTTCATAAGTGCGTTCAACAAGCCAACCAACAAGCACATCAGTGGCGTTTACGAAAGCTCGCGTTTGACAATATGTTCGGGTATGGCGAAGATAACATCATAGACTTTGATGCTCTTCACGGTATCACTGGTATTTTTGGTAAAAATCGTTCCGGAAAATCTTCGATTCCTGGGACACTAGTTTACGGATTGTTTAATTCTTCTGATCGCGGTACGTTGAAAAATTTGCACATTGTGAATAGTCGAAAGAATTTTTGCCGCGCAAGTGTCGATGTCTCGATCGGTAGCAAGATGTATCGTATTGACCGGCAAACAATTAAGCGAACAAGCAGAACAGGAGTGGTATCTGCGCCCACGCACTTGAATCTTTACGCGCTAGATGATGACGGGAATATAATAGTAGACAGTACGGAAGAACAGCGAAGAGAGACTGAAAAAGTTTTACGCGGTCTGGTAGGTACCGTCGATGATTTCTTGATGACGTCATTCGCATCTCAGGGTGATATGAACGCCTTTATTCGCGAGGGTGCTACAAAGCGAAAAGCAATTCTTACAAGATTTTTAGATCTGCAGATTTTTGATACGATGTTGAGGATGGCAAAAAATGAAATAACAGAATTAAGAGGCGAGATGAAATCTGCCCCAGATAGAGACTGGAGTACATTGATCACTGAACAGGCAGACGCGTTAATATCTCATAAGCAAGAAAGAGCAGAGATTGAGGCAGAGTTAGCTGAATTAAAGGAAAAGAGAGATCAACTCAAATTACAGTTGATATCATCTCCGTCCGATACGGTTTATACACAACAAGATATACAGACACAGGTTATTCATTTGCAGACCCTAGAAGAGCGTAACTCTGCTCTGAGCGTAGAGGTGTTACAAACGTGCGAAGAGATGGATGTCACTAGAGGAAAAATTACAAAAATTGATATAATTTGTGAACAATTTCCTGTAAAAGAGTTGAAGGAAGAAGCAGAACTACAAAAAGACTTAGCGAATCAGATTGAATTAACACAATCAAGACTAGACCTCGAGCAGCAGCGTTTACAGTCACAAACGAAGTCTGCGAAGAAACTTGATACCGTTCCGTGCGGTGATCAGTTCCCTAAGTGCCCGTATATTAAAGATGCTCACAAAAGTGCCAAAGAGATCGCCGGACAAAAAAGTGTCATTTCTTCCACCAGGAAAGAATTGGGGGCGATTAAAAAGAATCTTGAGAAATTAAGGGATAAGGGTCTCGGGGAGAAGCTAGCTAAGTACGAAGAAATGCTGAAAAATGCGCAGCATTTAAGGTTAAAAAACTCTGACTTAAAGCTCAATTTAAGAGAGCTAGAAAGCGACCAGCAAGCAGTGGTTAGTGAAATTTCACATGGTAAAGAGCTTCTACGTGATATGCGACTCCGCTCTGCTGATGAAGAGAAAGATGCAGAAATTATTAAAATGCGGCTTGATCTTAAGCGTTTAGAAAAAAGAATATCAGAAATAGATGCTGAGCGGTTGTACTTGACAGAACAAATTAGCCTAAGCTCTGCTAGACAAGAAGAGCTACAAACAGAGAAAGAGAAGTTTGGTGCTCTGAAAGACCGCTGGGAAACATACTCATTGTTTACGCAGGCAGTCGATAAACGTGGAATTCCACTAACAATCTTATCTCTTCAACTTCCCCGTATCAATGCTGAGCTTACGAAGATTTTGCAGGGAGTGGTGAATTTCAGCGTTGAGATTGAATCTCGGCTAGACTCAAATAATTTGGACATTTTCATAGATTACGGTGATTCGAAGCGTATTATAGAATGCGGTTCCGGGATGGAGAAAATGATTTCATCTCTTGCTCTTCGGGTTGCGCTTATTAATATTTGTAATGCCCCAAGAAGTGATGTGTTGATTATTGACGAGGGCTTCGGCACGCTAGATGACAAAAACATTGAGGCCTGCTCCCGTTTACTAATGTCTCTTAAGAAATACTTTTCCAATATTCTGATTATTTCACATGTGGATGCTGTAAAAGATATCGTAGATAACGTTCTAGACATACAGAAAATAGGGAAAGATGCAAAAATCAGACATTGCGAATAATGACTCGCTGCCAAACTTTGTTCCGCTAGACTGTCCTCTATGTGGGTTTTTATTTCGTGATTTTCAAGACTGCATGCAATACTTAGAGGTCAAGTGCTGCACAGAGTGTTGGATAAGTTTTTTGGAGCCAATAAAAAAAATAAATGAAGATGACGACTACGAACCGAACAGTTCAGAGATTGCTGCGTGGCGAGAAAAGGTTTCGTCTGGCGAATAGTTAGTCTATAGGAGCTTACAAATGTTGACGGTTAATGAAATTCGAGCGTTAGGTGATTGTTTAAATACGACATGGGGAAAGTCTGTCGACAATCTTAAATTATCACATCATCTGAACGGTGAAACTTTGAACTTGCGCTTTGATAGTATTGTGCATTTTGCGAGTGAGGCCTCCCTTGATAGTCAAATGACAAATTTAAGAGAGATGTCAAACGATATTTTTACTGATGGTGTAAAGAAGATCAAAGCAGAATTTAAAGATATTGCTGGAAGGGCACTTACAGCGACAGAGACTTCACGGGATGACAATGTTGAATTGATACAAGCCACCGCGAATTCTCCTCGAAGAGTTGCATATTATCGTGCTTTTTTGACGTTGCAAGTAAGCTAATAATGCTTGATGCCCCCACTGACCAAACAGAAACAAGTAGCTGAGATTGTAAAATGCGGTAAAGACCCCGCGTATTTTATTAATCGCTATGTACAGATTCAACACCCCATCCGGGGGAGAATTCCGTTTCATACATTTTCGTTCCAGGATGATTGCTTAAAGCACTTCAACGATCATCGCTTTAATATTGTGGTTAAATCCAGGCAGCTTGGTCTGTCTACACTCACTGCTGCATATGCAGTTTGGATGACGTTATTTCGCAAGGATAAAACTGTTCTTGTTATTGCTACTAAGCTTGCCGTTGCTCAAAACTTCATTAAAAAAGTTAAAATAGCTCTTTCCGGTGTTCCTCCGTGGATGTGGATTACCGACATAACCACAAAGAACACCCAAGGAATCGAATTTTCAAATGGTTCTGCGATAAAGGCAATACCAACTTCAGAAGATGCGGGCCGGTCTGAAGCTTTGAGTTTACTGATCGTTGATGAAGCTGCGTTTATTCGAAACTTTGATGAATTATGGAAAGGGCTATATCCAACGTTGTCAACTGGTGGGCGAGCCCTAATAGTAAGTACTCCCAACGGTACCGGTGGACAGTATTATGACTTGTGGCATCATGCGGTTGAGGGCACGAATGAATTTAACCCAATAAAGCTTCCTTGGGATGTACATCCCGAGCGTGATGATGAATGGTTCAATAAAGAATCTATGAATATGAACAAGCAGCAGGTTGCTCAAGAGCTGCTTTGTGATTTTCAAGCCTCGGGTGATACTTTTCTACCAATGGAAGAGATTGAAAAATTACGGTATAAGGTCCGCGTCCCGTTGGAGAAATGGGGCCCTGAAAACAATGTGTGGGTGTGGAAATATGCATTCCCTGACCATGAATATGTAATATCTTCGGATGTCTCCCGCGGTGACGGAAATGATTACTCTACATTTCATATTATAGACACTACTATTTCTGAGGTGGTTGCTGAATTTCGAGGTAAGGTCCCACCTGACCAACTTGCGTATCTTTTGGTCGAGGCCGCAAATAGATATCATGAAGCGCTCCTGTGTCCTGAAAGTAACACATACGGATATGCTGTGTTAATGAAACTTCAAGAGATTGGGTACAGAAACATTTATTTTTCTAAAGAAAAAGATAAATTT